AGACCTTGATTCATATACTCTTTTATTTGTCTGTTATATAAAGAGTTATCATTGTTTACCATATTGTCATAAAATCTATTAACTAAATCAGTTGTTACTTCTTCAGAACCTTCTGCTATTCCAGATGTGGCAAGTCCTTTTACAAAGTTTTTTAAACTTCTTCCACTACCAACAAACTTATTTAACATAAGCTCAATACTTGCTTTTTCGCCCAAAGTTTCATCTATAGCGCTCACTACACCATACTGAATAGCATCTTGATCACTCATTCCTTTTTCGTGTGCTTCTAACATACTACTAGCACCAGCTTGTGTTCCCATAATAGCTGTAAGTGTGTTAGTAAATAATTTGCCACCTATTCCAGGCACTAATAAAAGTGGAGCAGATTCTAGTGCAGCAAGTCCCATATCAGCGCTAGAATTAATTGCTTGATATAAAGACTTCCAACCCTTAGCAGACTTTGCACCACCTTTTTGTAATGCTTGACCTTCTCTTAGTCTTGCATAATTAGTATCATAAAAATCTACTGGATCTAACTTACTTCTATCTGTATTAAACTCAAACTGCTTATTTGCACTACTAAAAAACGCACCAACACCACCAATATTTCTTTTTAATGCGCCTTCTGGTATTGTTGCAATAGGAGATTCTTCTCCACGTTGCTCTGCTCTTAATTCTTCTAATTCAGCATTTTCTTTATTTGCTTTTCTTAAAGCCACATCAAAAATATCATTAGCTAAATCTTTATCATATTTTTTTAATTCTTTTTGATATTTTTTACGTGTTTTTTCTTCATCTCCATCTATAAATAAATCTTCTTCAATATTATCAACTAAATCTCCTGCTATTTTATTAGCAAGTTGTAGTTGCAATTCTCTATACTTTGTATATTCTTCTCTATCTTTTTCTTTGTAGTTTTCTACATCTGCTGCATCATAAGTACGTTTTTCATAATCATTTCTTAATAAATTAGTAATATAATCGTATGTTTCTTTCGCATCATCTCTATTAGCTAAAACATTTTGTAAATAATCTCTTTCATCATCTTCATATAAATCTTTTTTAGCAATTATATCTGCTAATTCTTTACTGTCCTTTTTTTCAACTGCCTTCATATTTTCAGGCACTCTAATTAACTCTCTATACTGATTTCTAAACTGTGAGAGTTCATTTAATCTATTATCAATTTCTTTAATGCGCTTACTATTATCTATTGCATTTTGTGTTTTATCTCTAGCATCTATACTAATATTTTTAGTATCTTGTTCATCTTGTAAAGCATCACGCTCTTGTTGCAATCTGTATATTTCTTCATTAGTATCTGCATATTCTTTTTTTAAATCTTTTTTAGATCCTATTTCCCATTTTCTATTGTTTATATAATCTTTTTCTACTTGGCTTTTTGGTTTCACTCCCCTTAATGCGTTATAGTCTAACTCTCCAAACTTATCTTGCATGTTAGATAATTCAATAGCTTTTCCTTGTTCAGCTATATTTTGACGTTTATCAATATCAGAAGTAGAATATTGTTTTAAAACATTGCTTGTTAAAGCACTTCCACCCTTAGCATTTTTATTAATATAATCTGTTACTAACTTAGCACGATCTTTAATAACATCTAATTCTTTAGTTTTTCCGTATTTACTCTCATACCTTTCAACATCTTTTAATAGAGTTTCTGCATCAGTTTTATTTTTAGCTAAATCTTTTACAGCGTTTAAATCATTATAAGATTTTTTAACTGTATCTTGTAAATTGGTTAAATTTAGATTAGAAGCTCTATTTATAATACTCTCAAAATCAAAATCTTTATAATACTTTTTATTAGATTGCTTAATAAAAGAATCTTTGTCTAAAAGATCTGATGTATCGATTCCATGAGATGTTAAGAATTTTGAAGTGTTTTCAAAAGAAGAAAAAATATCTTTATTTAATGTTGTTCCGTTTAAAGGTTTTCTTACCTTATCAATTAAATAAGAATTGTATCTATCTTGCTCCCATTTTGCTTTTGTTTCTGGAAGCGTTGACATAGAAAAAGAAGTACCATCATCAGTAGTACCTTTTGTGTTGATTCTTGCTGTATTTGCTTTTTCTTTTTCAAATCTTTTTCTAGCGTTACCAGAAGGAGAGTAATCTCCTTCTGCACTATCTATCCCACCTACAATATATTCATCTCTAAGTTGAGCAAAACTTTTTTTCTTCTTCTTTTTAGCCATTATTTCTTTCCTTTCAATGCTTTACGAACATAATTGTATAAGTAATTAGTATAGTCATTATCTACTTGCTGTTCTACTTTTTGTTTGTGTTTATAGTTGCTATCTCCTTCTTCCGTTCCAGTATATCCAGCTTCATAGTTTCTATTTAATCTAGCTTTAGCAGTAACATACTCTTGACGTGTTAATAAGTTTCCTGCTTTAGATCCATAACCTTTGCTAGTTAAATATCTAGCTGCACCATCTTTATCTTGTGTAGCATATTCAGGAAGATTTTTAAGTAACTTATTAGCCTTTTTAGCTTTTTCTTTTTTAGAACTTGATGTTCTTTTTCTTGAACTAACTGTAATAGGAGTAACAGTAGTAGATGCTCCAGATGTAAATTCGCTTGTATTTTCTCTTTCAGTGCCAGTTGTAGTTTCTTTTCTAGTTTCTTTGCCCTTAGTTGTCTGATGCTTTTTAGCACTTGCCATATAATCGTTATAAAACTTGTTGTAGTAATACTCTCTGTTTTCGTTCCATTTAGCTAATCTATCTTGGAACTGAGCAAAATCTTGCGCTTCTAGTGAATTATATAAGTTTCCTTGATTAATAGTGTTTGCATAATCTTGTGCATAATCAGATCTAGCTTGCTGATATAAAGCAGGAATTATATTTTTTTCATTAGCTAAATAGCCTTCTAATCCTTGCTGTGCTACTGTTCCAGAATAAGTTGTGCCATATCCACCAGATAAACCTTCAATGTTTTCAGCACTCATATCTGCTGCAACACTTCCTAATAATCTGTAATCTTTAGAATAACCTTTGTATGTAGGATCACTACTAGCATCATATTCAAAACCACCATTTTCTAGTCTGTCTGCAACAGCATCTATATAGCCTTTATAAGCATTTTTATAAATAGGCTCTTTTTTTTCAGCCTGATTCATTTGTTTTTTAAACTGCTTATTAGCTTTATAGGTACTATACTCTTTAGTAGTTTGTTTAGATTTTTGAATTGCTTTTTGAACTTGCTTTTGAGTAGCTAATTTACTAGCTCTACTACTTGCACTTCTTGAACTAAATGCCATAACTTATCTCCTTTTTATTTCGATCTTGATGAAGAACTTTCAGAATTTCGTGAAGATTGTCTACCACTGTTTTTGCCTTTGCTCTTATTATATGTTTTAGTTTTGCCAGTTTCTTTAGTGTATGTTTTAGCGCTTGCTGTGTAGTTATTCCAGTATTTGTTGTAAGCATAACTTCTATCATTAGCTAATTGATCTAGTTTAGCTGCATACTCAGTATAGCTTTGAGCATTTAATCCTGAATACAAGCTTGCCTTGTTATAAAGGTTAGCAACATCAGTATCATAAACTGATCTAGCCTGTGAATATAACTGTGGAACTATGCTTTGTAATTGACTAGCATAAGAGTTATAAGCTTTTTGTCCTGCTGATTGAGCATAAGAGTTAGCAAAACCACCAGTTAAAGCTGTTGCATCAGCCTGAGCTTCTTGCATTGCTGCATTACCCATACCCTGATACATATCTCTATACTGGTTGTACATAAAATCATTATTAACATCATACTCAAACTTTGAATCTTCAATGCTTTTTATAGTATTGTTTAATTGATTTATATAAGGCGCATTAAAAGCACCAACATTTTTATATGCTTTTTCAGCCTTATTAAGATTAGTTAATAAGCCTTTATTCTTTTTATATTTGTTATAAGATACAGCACTATTTTTTGTTTTTGTCCACCCTTTTTCTGTGCTGGTTGATTTACCATAAGAACTTCCATAAGATGAACCATGAGATGAGCCAGATGTAACTTTATTTTTTTTAGCCATTATCCTTCTTCTCCTTCCTTAGTCAAATTATCAATTATTTCTGCAATATCTTCTGTAAAATTATCAGTATCCATATTGTTAAGTGCATAGTTAAGTTGTTTTGCCATATTTACAACAGATCTATGTATGTTAGCAATATTAACTTCATTATCATCTTCTAATTCATCAGGTGGATCTATATATATACTAGCCATCTAATTCACTTCCCCCTTCATAAGTTATTGTTATTGTATAGATTTTTGCTTTTCCTATTCCTTTAATCTTGTATCTTAATCTTTCACAACGTCTAACCAAAATAGGAACTTTAACAAGTTTTTTAACGTGATCATCAGTAGACTTAAACACTTCTAACCACTCTCCAGAATCGTTATACATAAATTCAATACTTACTTTAGAACCTTCTTCTATTTTCATTTCAAACATAAACTTTGTTATGTATTTGTTTAATACTGATCCTGCGTTAAACTCTCCACTTTCTACAAACCACTTAGGATTATCATAAGTAGGTGTATTATTAACTAAAACACTTGCTTCTTCATATCCTTTACCAGCTATTTTTTCTAAATAAACTTTTCCTACTACTCCATTTAAAATATATAAGTTTCCATCTAAATTAATTAAATAGTTAGGCATATAATCTCTTTCTATATGCCATATAGCCTTTTTTATGTCATACACATAAAGTTTTGTGGTAACAGTTGATTTTCCTAAGAAAACATAATATTTATCATTATTAATTGCTCCGCAAACACCATCAAAACATTCTAAATCTAAATACTCTGTAATGTTTTGAGAGTTATTTCCATTAAATCTTTCAATACCATCTTTAGATTTATAGTAAACATATCCATCTTTTTGAGCTATGGTAGAATACGCTCCTTTTGCAACGCCTCTTAATTCATAAGTCTGCACCTGAAAGTTTTTAGGTTTATTACCCATAATTGAATATGCACAATTTTCTGTAAAGAAATAAGGCATATCAGAATAAGTAACTGCTCCAGTAAATTTATCTCCATTAGGTATTGTTACAGCATAACTATCAGAAGCTAAACCACTGTAGTTATACCAGCTTGTAGCATCTCCTTGTTTGCATGAATATATTTCATGATTATCTGATGAACATCCCCATATCCTATTATTAGATACAGTTATAAAATCCATTTCAGGAACATCTTTTTCTACTTTTGCATGATGAACTATTGTGTGTGAAACAGTACCATATCCAAAACCTAAATAATTATTTATTTTTTTTATCTCTTGTAAATATTCTTCTGCCCCACCTGAATTTGTATGATGATAAGAAGCTTTAATAATTCTATTATCTTCTTTAAGTGCTTCATCAAACTTTAATGTATTATTGCTAAATACTAAAACAACTTTATCAGGATCACTTTGAGACTCTTTTCTACATTCAATAATATTTTCTACTTTAACTCTATTTTTAAATGTTTTAACAATGTTCCAAAAAGCTGGATTGCCACTAAAATCAGATTTTGAATATTCGCTACCATCTGATTTTAAACCAGTTATTTTTATAAAATCTCCAATTTTAATCTTATCTTTTATATCGTTATAAGATGTATAATTAATTGCATAAGATACATATAACTCAGCTGGAGTATACATATTTTGACTTGAATTATAATTCATTATATTTAAGTTGCCTTCCGTATCAGTAAATCCATAGAATGTTTTATATGTTAAATATTTAGAATAAGATGAAGGACTTAAAAAATCTTTTCTACTAAATACAATATTTATTTGTCTTAATTGAGCAGTTATAGAACCATCATCTTTTTCTCTTGGACGTCTAGGTAAAAATTTTGTTAAATTAAAAAGAGTGCTTCCAGATGAACCACTGTTACTGATAGCATTGTGTATTCTTAAATCAGCATCCCATGATGGATATGTTGCTGTATCTAAATCATATTGTGTAGTGGAAGATAATACTCCATATAGTCCCCTACCATAATAAGAAGAATCGCTTCCATAATAAAAAACAGTTTCTGTATCACAAGCAAACGGAATACCATCTTTATCTGATAAATATAAATAACTACTAGAATTATTAACATTTAATGTATAACTTAGATTAGTAACTGTTCCATCTTTAGTGTTATACATAACGTTATCAGGAAATATTACAATGTTAGCTCCATATATTACTAACGTTCTTATTTTTAATTCCTGCGTTAAATTAACTGCATTTATTTTTGTAAAATTTTTATAAAAATATATTGTGTCAACTCCAGATATTTTTTGACCTTGAACTGTGTATACATCTTCTCCATATACGCAGCTTCCATATACCATTGAAGTATCTCCACTAAATACTTGTCTTATAGCTGATTTATCTCTAGGCGTTAAATAAGGATACTCATCTGATGTCATGTTTTTCATATTTTTAAACATTTCATCAGTTGAAGTATCTTTTTGATTTAAGCCTAAAAATCGACTTATAGTGCGATCATTTGTTTCTATAGTTTGTATTTCTGGAAGCATCTTAAAACTCCTTATTTTGGCATATTATTTCTGTTGTACCAATTAACAAACTCCTGGTACTCTTGATTAAATATAATCATTTGATTGTTATATCTAACTGTCTCATGTTCGTATTCAAATATCTTAGCAAGTATAAAACTTATATATAAATTGTCATAAGGATACGGAGCTATTAACTCACTATTATCATCTTCAAAATCTGTAATTAAAATATCTGTATCGTTTTCGTGAGTTAAAACTACTTCCTTATAGATCTTATCTTCAATATTTTTTAACCATTTATGCTTTTGTTCTTGATCAAAAGCATTAGGTAACAAATTGTCAACATTTGTAACTGCATCAATTATTCTCATAATTACTCCTATAAAATATGGGGATGGTTTTACCCATCCCCAATAAATTAGATAATGTGTTCTTCTTCATAAATTTCAGCATTTTCCATTGCTTTAATGCTATCATCTATGATTTCCTTTACACCGATAGGTACTTCCACATCTTCTCCGTAAGGTATATGGTAAATCTGTCCATTTAAAGATACTTTAATGTCTTTTGACTTATCTCCACGTGGCTTCATATAGTTTACTTTAACCATACCTTTTGTAGCCTTAGGTTCAGATTTCTTTTCTACCTTCTTTTCTTCTTTCTTCTCAGCCATAATTATCTCCTTTCAAATTATGATGCAACTGGTAAATCAACAGTAGGTGTACCATTGTTAATATCAGTTAATGAGAACTCAGAAGATGTACACTCGAAGTCAACCAAATAGTCAGGGTTAAGAATAGCTGTTGCATATCCTGTAACCTTCCAACCAACTGATCCACGCTGATTCAATGCGTTTTCTGTTCCGCCTGAGTCTTTAGACTTGATAATCATTTCAAGTCCGCCGCCTTCAAGGTCTACAACTCCATACGCATCTTTACCAAACGCTAGACAAGAATAAACTGCTATTTTATTAGCATTATCGCCTGTTCTGTCTGCAGGAGCATAAACTGGCGCTTCTGTAGAACGTACAAATCTCATACCATATAATTTTCCAATTTCTCCATTGAAAATATTTTTAGCTGCTGCATCAGTGTATTTTTCAACACCAACCCACGCTTCATTTGTAATCAAATCAAACTCAACAGATGGATGTACTACCATTACATAATCGCCATTGAATGTAGGAGCGTTAGCTTTCTTTAGAATAGCTACAACCTTTGCAATAGCTTTAGGTGTAATAGCACAAGTTAAATCCAAACTTGTTCTAGCACTTACAGCTGTTCCATTTGATTTAGGAGCAAACGATCTGTTTGTTGTTCCTAAAAGAACGTTACGTGTTAGTGTATCAATAGTACGTGCAGCGTTTTCAGCATGTTTCTTTGTAGCTTCACTAACAAAAGGATCTATTGTAGTTAGCTGCAAAACATCTGTAACGATTGTATAATCACCATACTGTTTAACAGTAGCTGTGATTGTACTGACAGTAAATTTGTGTCCATCAGGTGTTACACCTTCTGTAAGCTCTGTTGTGGCTTTAGCTAGATCGCTAAATTTACGCCACTCAACCACTTTACCATTATTCTTTGGTAATGGCTGTTTTTGTCCAAACTGCTGGAATACAAGGTTAGGCTGTGCATTTCTAAGTAGAGTTGTATCATAATAAGTTTTCATCTCCGCTGAGATACCAGCATCAGTTGTAGCCTGTGTATAATCACTAACAGCGAACATCTGTAGATTAGTAAATAAATCTCTTAATACCTTCATAATAATCTCCTTTTAACTAGAGATTGTTATAAGCTAAAGTCCTTTAGATCGATTTTCTCTCCCCTTCTGGCTCTCGCTTCTAACTCGTCTAGTTTCTCTATTGAGAGACCACTTATGTTAGTACCGATTTGAGATCCAGGTTGAACTTCTAATCCATTTTCGGCTGGTCTTTTTTTGTTAGCCTTAACGGAATTAGCAACCTTTTCACTTGCTTTAGTAGCAATAGCTTCTGCTCGTATAGCGGCTAATTCTTCAAAGTGCGTAGCTTCAAAAGCATTTCTGACTGGTACTCCACAATCAATTTGCATAGCAAACTGCGGATAGTTTCTGATTTCTTCCATTAAGTCAAAATTAGGATAAACCTTTTTAACTTCTTCGGCTTCCATCATGTGTCTTTCGTACTTTTCTCTGATTATACGTTCTTCTTCACTAAGCCTTTCTCTTTCAGCATACTCTTGATTCTCACGCTTTAGCTCTTGTACTTGCATGAATGTATCTACATCCATACCAGCTTCCATTGCTGCTTCTTCATATAATGCTTTGTCTTTTAACACTGCATCTACCACAGCTTGATCAATATTAGGATCATTAAAATCCAACTGATACTTTTGAGCTAGCGCCATCATCATTGGCTGTAAGACACCCATACTTGCATTAGCTTCATCTAAATCAGTTTGCATTTGTTTGACACGTTTTTGTACAATTTCACTTGTTTTTTGATTAAACGCATCTTTGTACTTGCCCTGAATTAGATCATCAAACGATACTTCATCTTCAGTCTCTGGGTTTACAGTTTCTTCTTCCTGTGTGGCGTCCACAGATTCTTCGCCCATATTCTGAGCGGCGTCCCCAGATACTTCTACGCCCGTATCGTCTGGAATTGAATTGGTGTCTATAGCGCTTTCAACACCTTCTTCATCTGCAAATAATTGCAGATTCCAAACATTTTTTAGCATAATTATATGCTCCTTTCTTCCCTTAAAATAATAGGGTTAGTGGCTATTATCTTTATCTAATAGCCAGTCTATAGTTTTTATACCATAAAGATATGGCACTATAGTTCGCACATTATAAAATTTTTATAAATGTAGGATACTTCTTTTCAAGCTCTTTAATTGCTATTTTAAAAAACCTATAACTTCTTGCTGCTCCAGCATTATATTTTTTTATAAATACTCTTGCGTGTCCTTCTTCTCCATCATATTCAATATCATTTGTGTAATGTAATAAATTAGCAATTAAGGAATAATAAAGCGTACTAACTGCACAACACACTAAGTCTTTTCCTTTAACATCACTTTTTGCGTGTCCTGTTATTACAACTTCTCTAGGTTTAAGTTTAATCTCTATCATACTGGCTGTGTTACTTCCTGAGCTTGTGATCTAGCTCTTTGATTAAATGGATGGTCTGTTGATTTTTCTAAATCAACATCAACATTTCCTTGTGGCATAGGCTGTTCTTCCATCTGTTCCATATCTATATTTTCTTGTATGTCTCCTGCATCAAACATTTGCGCTAGTTGTTGAGCTAAATCTGTTCCCTTTATCTGATCTAGTGCAGCTGCTTGATTAATAGCTAATACTTTTAAACTTTCAATTTGTTGTTGCAAGATAGGAAGCTGTTGATTATCTTTAATCTTATCTAATACTTCTTGCTTCTGGTTAAAGTCCATAGATTCAACTAAAGCAACTGCTTGATCTCCCATTTCAGGATTAAATACACCCATATTATATAAAGTAAGCAGTGTTTCATTTTGTCCGTTTTTAGAATAAGGATTCTGTTTTTGTGGTACAACTTCAATATCAAATACTGGAAGCCTATACTGCATCTCTCCGCTAAAGTCTGTTCCTTCTTCTTGCATCTTTAATTTTTCATTTGAATATGTTATATATTCTTCCCTTCCGTTTTCGCCTATAATCCTAAACTGTCTAGGAATATCATAAAACTGTCTTATAAGCTCTATTGTCATTTCAATTATCTTTTTATAAGCCATATAAGCTTTTTTGTTATGTAGTCTACTTGTTTTTCCTGCCGCTTCTTGCAAGGCTGATATAGCAGAACCAGATGTAACTCCTGTAGGAATACCTTGTGATACATCAGTATTTCCAGTAGTTTCTCTCATTTCATTTATATCCATATCAAGTAGTTGCATATGATTACCATTAAGTGGAGTTGATGGAATAGGCATTAGGTTTTGTTCATCATAATTGCCCTGAAAATGAATAAACATATTATTAAAATCTAATAATTCTTTTATGTTTATTTGTCCATCTATTTTTGTTAAAAACTTAGGCAATGCTCCAAATAATGTGTTAATAAGCAATGCTCTTTTTATTTTGTCAATATCTTCTTGTGGAGATTTACATACATCAAGTAGTGAGAATCCTATAGGTGTTCCTTTAACGTGGAACATATTGTCTATTACAAAAGGATATAAACCATGATCATATAATCCTTTCTCATACATTGATGTACCTTCTATAGGCTGTTCTAGTGTTTCTACTTGTGCTTCAAATCCACCATTAAGTAAATCTTCTTCTGTCATTTCATCTTCAGTTAAAAATTCATCAAATCCATCTTCATTAGTTCTTTTATAAATCTGTTGTCCTAAATCATTAAGAATTGGATTCTCAACTGTTTCCATTTCTTGTTCTGTATCATTTTCTGTCGAATACAAAACAACGTCATTTACAAACTTACATAATTGTACTGTTTTTTTACCATTAACAATTTTTTTGTAATACCAGTCAACTACAGGAGTTTGATTAGTTGTATCAACATTATCATCATAAATATACTTAGCTGTTAGTATGTCATTACCACCTAGTTTTCCTTTAAGCTCTGGATACATACCTTCTAAATCATCATTATCTATCAAATTAACGTGGAATAAGTTTTTACTTTTTTGAATATCAGTAACACCTGGATCCCAAAAGATATTAAGTGGATCAATAGGATTTATTGTTATATCTCCTAAACCATTATTCTTTGTACCATCCCAAAATATTCCAAAGATTCCTGCTCCAGCTATTAATTTATCGTGTGCTGTTTCTTCGTATGTTTCTTCAAACCCACACTGATCTAAAACAACTGGAAGGATAGAAGATAGTCTCTTAGCTTCTTCTTCATCTCCACGTTCTCTAGGTAAAATATTAGGTTCAGGATAAGCATCAACATAATCAGCATGTTTACTCATCATTGAATTGAATAACCACGCAGACTTAGGTTTTATTTTATCTGTTACACCATTACCTTCTTCGTCATTAATAACGTCCCAGTGTCTACCTTTCCACCATTGTTCAGAATTAATAATTCTTTTTTCTAGGTTAGATTTACCAGCTTTATCCTTTCTTAATATCTCAACTGCTTTTAAAAGCCTTTCTCTTGTAATAACATCACTTTGCATCTGTTTTGAGTCCAAATACACCTGATCTTCCGCTGGCTTTAAAATTGAGTTTAAATCTTCTTGCGATTTTTTGTCTGCCATTTCTGCTGCAAAAGCAGCTGCTGCTTGTTTTAATGCTTTTGTAGTTTTCATCTTCTTAAATTAACTCCTTTTTCTAAATTGATTTAATGGATCATCTAATATTGTTTCTTGTTCTATTGGTTTAAGTGGTTCTATTGGTCTAGTCATACACATATATCTAGTTTCATCAGCTATATGATCTTCTTGTGTTGTATCTAAATCTTCTATCTTGGAAGGAGATTCTGAATACATAAGAAGCGGTATTGTCCTAATAAAGTTTTTACAAGTATTAAAGATATACATTCTAGGATAACCATTTTCGTCAAACTGAAATCTATAGTGCATTTGCATCCATCCAGCAAGCCTTTTGTTATCTCCTTTAGAAAAGTAAATCCCATACTTAGCTGCTGTATCCATAACGGATATTCCTGTTTCTTTGTTCCAACAAGCTGGATCAGCAACTCCATCAGTTATCTGTCTACCCTTTAATAAAGGATGTTCTCTTTCTATCTTTGATATTTCTTCAAATTGTTTATCAGGTGTCCATTTCACTCCTTCATCAGCTTCTCCTGTGCATCCATAAAGCTCTAATATCCTATACATTACTCCTTCTTCATCTATCGCCCACCATCCACAACTAAATGGTTTTGCATATCCCCAGTCATAACTTCTGTATATATTCCAATGACTAGGAATATTAAATGGTTCAATAACGTGTGTCCATCTTTGATCGTCTTTTGCATAATGTTCAGGATCATCAACAAATTCTTCAAAAAACTGTCCTTCAAATATATCCCAGTCTCCATCTAACCACGCTTTACGTTGTTTGTATGGTAGTGCTTCTAGTCTCTTTCTATACTTCGGATCTGCTTCTAAAAGCTTTTGATTATCATCAACCAAACTTTGTATAAACTCATAATCATTAGGATCTTCTTCATCTTTATAATTCTTATCAATAAAGATTCTTTTTATATATGAGTGTCCTACACCGCCTGGATTGCACGTATAATATATATGTTTAGGAAAATCGTTGACACCACGCAAACAAGCTGTAAGTGTTTGTAATTGATATTCTGTAAGTTGCGTAGCTTCGTCAAAGTATATAATGTCAAACTCAGCTCCCTGTAATCTGTCAGCATCATTATCATTATCGCAATACATAAATCTAACAACACTTCCGTTATTAAAAGTTAGTTCTTTGTCTTTATCTTTATACTTTGCATATCCTAAAGTCTCAGGCACTAATATTCTTATATGGTTTTCTCTCAGCTCTGGATAAGTCTTTCTTATAATTAGCTGTCTTATTCCTGGATATGTTGCAGCCATACCCTTAGCATTAAATCTAATAAACCAACTCTTTCCGCCGCCCCTTGCTCCGCCAAATCCTACATGAAGCGCTTTTGCCATTGCAACTTCTAATTGCTTAGGCTGTGGATCTCCTAAATCTATATTCATACTCATTAGTTAAACACCTTCTTAAAACTCTCTGGTACAACAAAAACAGTTTTTTCATCTTTCTTTTCTTTGTCTGGCGGATATTTAATCTTATGAATATTGTTAAGTGCAGATTCAATAGTTTTCTGTAAAGAATACTTGTGCTTTATTTCTCCTTCTTCAGGATGATTAGTTAGCTCTATCCATTTGTTTGTAGAATCAACAATAACTTTTTTTTCAAAGTCCAATATCAACTGTTCTAAATCTTCATAGCTTTCAGCTTTATCATCACTATTTTTTTCTAAAGTCTTTTCCTGTGTTGTTTTGACGTGCTTTTTTCTTTCTTGTACCCATTTTTCTTTACTGCCCTTAACTTTTATACTTGCACAAGAAATCCCATACTTTTTTGCTAATTTCGTATAGCTAGTATTGGTTGTTATATACTCGTTTTTAATCTTTTCCCAGTTAATATTTTTATCGTTCATAAATTTTCTTATATCACACGATATAGGCACTATAGTTCGCACAATAAAAATTTATTAAATTTTGGTATATATTCGGTATATATTCGGTATATGTATTTTTAGACAAAAAAATAAAGCCTACTGGCTTTTCAAATCGTAAAATAAGTCAATTAAAATAGGTTACTCATTGGTTACTTTTTGCGTGGTGCTGCTCTCCTTTCCTTTATTTATCGGCTTTCTAATAAACAATTAAGGGTTCGATCCCCGTCTCGCGCTCTCTAAAACCCTTTATTTATCGGCATTGGGTTAAGAAAAGTGGGTTACTACAAGGTTACTATTTAGGTTACTTTTGCTAGTAGCCTTCTTTTCTCGTCTAAAGTTAATGTATCTTTTATGTAGTATTGTTTAGTAGTTCTTATATCTGTATGTCCCATCTGAGAACATATAAACTGTTCATCAACTTTAGCGCTAAATAACCTACTTGCATACGTCTTTC